TCCGTTAGTCTTACGGATTTTGTAGCTCCAGAATATAGTGACATTTTTAATCAGCAAAAAGTAAACTTTGATGAACGTCAAGAATTAGCACAAGTCGTAGGTAATGCGATTGGTCGTAGACAGGATCAGATTTTACTGGATGCATTACTCGCAGCAAGTGCTGGAACTACTGTTGCAAATACTGTTGTTACAACTGGTTCGGCAGCAGCAAGTGATTTAAATGTTGGTAAAATTCTAGCTGCTAAGAAAGCGTTAGACACAAAAAGTGTACCACCAACAGATAGACACTTGATTATTCATGCAAATAACTTGTCTGCATTACTAGGTGATGAGAGAGCGATTTCTGGAGATTTCCAAAATATTCGTGCCTTAGTAGCTGGTCAAATAAATAGTTTCTTAGGATTTACTGTTCACATGATTGGCGATAGAGATGAGGGAGGTCTTACTATTGACGGTTCTTCAGATCGTACGACTTTTGCATTTCATAAGCAATCTGTTGCTATGGCAATTGGTATGGCTCCATCTACTGAGATCAATTACGTTCCAGAGAAAACTTCATTCCTAGTAACGGCTAAACTTTCGGCTGGGGCTTCTGTGATTGATACAGACGGTCTAGTTGATATTACTTGTAGGGAGAGTTAAACATGGCATTTGCAAGATCTGGATGGGGTCCATTAGGTGGTCAGTCAAAAGCTGGCACAACCCCGGCACTCTATGTGTACACTAGCTCAGATGCTCACACAGTAATTGATGCGAGTGGCTACTTTAATGATTTATCTGACACGCTAAGTGTCGGAGACATGATTATGGTACACGGTGCAACTGGTGGTACTAGAACTGTAACCATGCATATTGTGGTGAGCAATTCTGGTGGAACAGTTGATATTTCAGACGGTACTACAATCGGTGCTGTTTCTGATAGTGACTAATAAATAGAGATTGGGCGAGGTAGTCAAGGCATTGGCTTTCTCCCCTCGCCCAACCCAACTTAGGGAGTTTATATATGGCAAGTGGTGATACTGACGTATCAATTTGTAACAAAGCATTATTATTATTAGGCTCTTCTTCAATAACGAGTTTTTCTGACGGCACTCCTCAAGCGAGTGCTTGTTCTACTTTATACCCGGATATCAAGAGATCTACTTTAGGAATGTATCAATGGTCTTTTACAATTGCTAAAGCACAGCTTACCAGACAAACAGCTACACCTAATTCTGAATGGCAATACCAGTTTACTTTACCTAATGATATGCTTAATGGTGTTCCAAGGTCTGTAAGAACATCTGGCTCTGCCGGGTCAGCTATTTATAAAAACTGGGAAATAAACCAAGCATCTGATGGCACAACTGTTTTAATGACCGATAGCCTTACAATATTCATTGATTATCAAAAGGCTGTAGGTGAAACTTTAATGCCACATTATTTTGTACAATTATTAGGATATCAAGTAGCTTGGCATTTAGCTGAAGTTATTACTGATCAAACAACAAAATCACAGTATTGGCGAGAAATAGCATTAGGTACAGCAACCGAAAATCAAAGAGGTGGATATTTTAGACAGGCAGCTAACATAGATGCCGGTGGTCAAACACCGTCAGTAGTAGGTGATTATTTATTAACAGATATTAGGGCATGAGCAGAGTACAACAATATCAAGCAAGTTTTTCTCATGGTGAAATAGATCCATTACTGCGAGGTCGTGTAGACATTGAGCAATATTATAGCTCAGTAGCCGAGGCTAAGAACGTAATCTTTGAACCTCAAGGTGGCTTTAGCCGTAGACCGGGTTTAAAATATGTAGCTGACTATACTTCAGATGTTGGCACAACTGATGAAATAAAACTTGTACCTTTTGAGTATTCTACCGGGCAAACATATTTACTTGTTTTAACTATAACAAACACTATAAGCCAAAGCAGTACAAACATGAGATTGCGTGTTTATAAAGATGGTGTTTTACAAACAAATTTAAATGGTTCTGGTAATAATTATGTAGATCGAGGTTTATCATTTGGTCAAAGTTTGCATACTGGTTTTACATTAAGACAGCTAAATTACACACAAAATAAAGATACAATAATTTTTGTTAATCGTAATATGATACCACTACAACTTGTCCGGGGTGCTAGTGATACTACTTGGACTTTTTCGTTTACTGACATAGTAGACAATGCTCCTTTAATAAGAGGTGATTTAATTGGTTTAAGTACTTCAGTTACTGTTCCAAATGGCACTTTAACAGCATCAGCAACTACTGGTAATATAAAACTTTCGGCAAGTGTAAGTAGTACTTTTAGTAGTGCCTCTGTAGGACAACAAGTATTTCAATCTAAAGGCTCACTAGGTAACACAACTTGGAATGGATTTGGCAAGGCTACTATTACAAAATTTTTGTCTGGAACCGAAGTTGAGGCAGTAGTATTAGTGCCGTTTTCTACAACTGATGCGATTGCTAATAATGAGTGGTGTTTTGATAATAGTTTTCATCCAATATTTGCTAGTTCTGGTGGAGGTAGTGCAAATGGATATCCTCACACTTGTACCTTCCATGAAGGAAGGTTGTATTTAGGTGGCTCTTTTGTTTTGCCTATGACATTGTTTGGTAGCAAGGTTGGTGATCCATATAACTTTAAAGCATCTGAAAATTTAGATGATGATGCATTTCTTGTACATATGGAAACCGATACACTTAACTCAATAGTGGGTTTAAGATCTGGTAGAGATCTACAAATATTTACTACGGGTGGTGAGTTCTTTATTCCACAAGCTGATCTGGACCCAATTACGCCAAACAATGTATCGGTAAAAAGTACGACTAAAAGAGGATCTAAAGATGGTATAAAGCCTGTAGCAACTGAAGGTGGAACTTTCTTTATTCAACGACAGGGTAAAGCATTAAGAGAAATGTTGTTTAGTGATGTTGAGCTATCCTATGTTGCCAACAATATAAGTTTATTAGCTAGTCATCTTATAGTTGATCCTAAAAGTATGGCAATACGTCCGGCTACTGATACGACAGAGGGCGATTTTTTAATGATTGTTAATGGCACAAGTACGACAGGATACCGATCAGCAAGCTCTGGGTTAGCTGGAACACTTGCCTGTTTTATGCTCCATAAACAACAAAACATAGTAGCCCCTTCTTTTTTAGAAACAGATGGAACTTTTCTAGATGTAGGAGTTGATTTAGATGTTATCTATGCCGTTGTTAAAAGAACGGTCAATTCTGCTACAAAATATTACCTGGAAGTATTTGATGATGATTTTACGACAGATAGTTCAGTACAGAAAACTAGTAGCTTTAGTGGTACTAGTTATGACCTAGTATCTCATTTAAATGCTAAGACAGCCAAGGTAATTAGAGATGATATAGTTGAGAGTGACGTAACGGTTAACTCTTCTGGAACTATTACTACATCAGCACAACCATCATCCTATATAGAGGCTGGTCTAGATTTTACGGTAACTGTAAAGACTAACCCGGTAGAACCTAATCTGCCAAGTGGTCGAGTGGTTACACAAAAGAAAAGAATATTAGAAATAGCCCCGGTTATGTATCGGACACAGAACCTAACGGTTAATGGATTTGAAGTTCCATTACAGACTTTGCCATATAGTGGTGGTGGTACTGTGCCAACTATTACCGGGATAAAAAAAGTACATGGTCTAACTGGCTATAGCACAGATGCACAAATAACCATAAGTCAATCCAAGCCTGTATTCTTTACGGTGTTGTCGATGGACTTTAAATTGGCTGTAGGAGCGTAAATGGAAGCTATTCCTTATATTATGATGGCAGTATCGGCTGGTTCAGCCGTAGCAGAATACAGAGGCAAACAGGCACAGGCACAGCAATTAGAGGCACAGGCTAAACAGACAGAATTACAAGGTCGTGTAAACGCTATAGCGTACAAGAGGCAAGGTAATGAAGTGTTGCGTAGAATGAACCAGGTAACGGCTGCTAATGTAGCTAGAGGGGCTGCTAGGGGGTTAAATCCTTTTGGGAGTTCTGGTGTTATAGAAATGACAAACTTATATAATAGAAGGCTGGGTGTATCTGAATTTCAGATAGCTAGAGATAATGCCATGATGGCTAAAGAGATGGCTAACTACCAAGCCGGGCAACAATTAACGGCTTCTAAAACAATTAAGAAACTAGCACCGTTCCAGTTAATGGGCGATATAGCGACAGGCTATATAACATCTAGTCAGATTGGTGGTGCTGATTTTGGAACATCATTCGCTGATGCTGTAAACCCAAAAAGAATTTTTAATTATGGTATTTAATAATGGCTGAGAGCGTAAAATTACAACCACTAGGATTACAGTTTAAAGTACCACAGACTGACTTTGTTGGTAGCCGGGTACAGGCACAGGCATTTAGTGAGATGTCTTCTAGCCTTGATCGCATGAGTAATTACCTTTTTAAAATTGCAGAACAAAGGGCTAAAATAGAAGGTGCTGAGTATGGTGCAGAGAATGCTCCAACAAAACAACAGATAGAAGATGCTTATAATGCCGGAGAAGAAATACCTATAGCTGGTGATAAGTTTACTGTATATGGGCAATCAGTTAGAGCAGCACAATTAGAAATGGTAAGTGATGAGTTACAGTATATAGCTAAGTCAAAAATTACTGAACTTACTACTAGCTATAATTCTTTAGTTACACAGTACGGTAAGCTAGATGAAAAAGGTAAACAGGCTTTATCACCTACAAATTATGTAAATGAACTAAATGAAATAGTTGCTGGTTATGCAGCTACACTAGATGAAACATCACCGGGCTTTGCTAAAAAATTCAGAGCTAAACTAAGCATGGAAAATAATGCACGGTATTTAAGTTATGTTGATAAATTTATGGGTGAGCATAATAAGGTATATAAGGCACAAGTTATAGCTAACGGTGAGATTGATATTAATAATATTGCTATAGATATAGAAAGTTATTTTAAAAATGGGTCCAATGCTACTGAACAATTAAAAATAACAACATTAGATAATATGAGTAAGTTGTCATCAGTAGGTGTTGACACAGTAGGATTTAATAACCGAATGACCGAGGCTGTTCGTCTAGCAGCTAAAAATACTGTTGTTAATGAACTATTAGCATTCTCAAAACATACAGAAATTATAAGATTTATGCGTGAAGGTGAGTTTAATAAACTTCCCGGTAACATTGGTAAAGCTATGAAACTTGCTGAAGATTATGGTGTTAACCGTAAAGATTTTGTCAAACAAGTTCAAACTTCAATAGATAAAGGTAAACAATTATTAAAAGAAAAAGATGATCTAGAAAGAGCAGAGAATGAAGAAAAAATAAACTTTGCTATATCAGATGCTGTTTCCTTTCTAGCTGTGCGTGATCAAGATAGTGCTAATGATATAATGTTACCTTTTCAAACACAAAAATTAAAATACACAAGTGAAGAACTAAAAGAATGGGAAAAAATAAGTAAAGCCTACGAAGATGATATAAGAAATAATTTTAAAGACAATCAATTAACAATTCAAAAATTAAATTATAAATTATTTTCTGTAGACAATCCTCTTACTCACGAAGAATTAACTGATGCGTTTGCAAAAAATCTAATAGGTCAAAACACTTTTACGTCTATGTATAGCAAAATTAATTCAATAGGCACTCAACGAATGAGCGAAGCTAGACGTTATATTTTAGATCAAACAAACCATGACCCAAATATAAGAATTACAGATCCAAACGGTGACGATGCTTTAAAAGAAAGAGTATATAGAGAAATTATGACTAATGTTTTTGAGGCTGAATTAAAGGCTAAACTAGATGGCAAACCTTTCTCTGCAATTTTAACAGCACAAAATTTATACGAAACTAAAGGTAAAGAATTAATAGCTAATAGAATTAAATTTAACAGAGCAGATGCTGTGAAGGTTCTTCAAGAACTAGCTACATATTCAGAACTACAAAATCTTGACAAAGAGTTAATGGATAAATTTGCAAAGGCAACAGACCAAGATTTAGATGGTCTTCTAAAAGATGCTTTAGATATAGCTGAACTCATAATTGCTGACAGAAAAACTTTTGGTAAAATAAGTATAAATATTGCTAACGCATATCCTTCACGATTAAGCAGAATGTTTGAATAATGGACGAACTATTTAAAGAAATATCTGATAGCCGTAGAATACGATCACAGGGCAATACTACCTATTTAAAAGATGGTCGGTTGTTTGCTAATGAGAAAATATTAAGAGGTTATGAGGATTTTGAAAAATTAAAGACAATGGGTTCAATGGCTATAGAAGGTCTTAAAAATACACCGGACTTTTTATTTGGTGTTACTAAAGGCATACTTCCCGGAATGGCTATTGGTGCTGAAGAAACATTTAAAACTTTCCTACCTTTTGTAAATAACAATGTCATGCCGTGGTTAAATGAGAATGTACCGGGATATAATTCTATGAATGAATATCTTAATGATGCATTTGCACCAGAAGGTACAGCACAGGAAATAGGATCTTCATTAGGTGAAGTTGGTGGTCAAGTTGTCGCACCTGGTGGTGTTTATTCTAAGGTAGCCAAAATGGCACTCAAACCGATGGGTTACGGTAAAAACTTTCTAGCTAATGTTCTAGGATATGGTACGGCTGAATTTGCCGGTATGCCACCAGAAGAAGAAGGTCTGATGGAAATGGGCATACAGTTCTTTGTACAGAATGAAGAGCTAAAAAATGCTATGTTACAAAGTATAGCAGCCGATGAAGATGCATCCTATTTTTTACAGAAAATACAAAAAGCTCCACAAAGATATTTTGAGGGTGGGTTATTAGGTGAAGCAGCCGAGCAAGGATTTAGAAGTCTAGGTGTATTATATAACGCTGTTAAAGGAAGCCCAGCCGTAAAAACAACATTAGAAACTATAGGAACTAAAGCACAGGAAAGTTTAGATGCTGGTGATGGCACTACATTATCATCAATGGGTGCTGGTGAAATAGACAAAGCTATAAACACTCAACTAGCTAAGTTGGCTCCTAATAAAAATGTTGATAATCTAAATTTCTATTCTAATGCACTTGAACAGGCAAAACTTATCAAACAGGAAAAAGGCACAGGCGAACAGTTTATGAATATGCTGTTAAAAGCCGGGGTTAAAAAAGATGAAATAGAATGGACCGGTTTAGATGAACTTTTTAAAAAAGACAAAGTAACTAAACAGGAAGTAATTGAGCAACTTGAAAACAACCGTATTGCCTTACAGGAAAATGTACGAGATGTATCTGAAGAAAATCTAAATATGAATTGGAATGATGATCCTGTAGTACAGATACATAGGACAGTAATGAAACCAGAAGATGCCTATGGACCTAATTATATTGAAGAAAGGGCTAAAGAATTATTAGATGATGCAGATAAAGAATTTCCCAATGACCCACCGGGTAGCCTAAATAAATATAGAAATAAAGCAGACATTGAATACTATGATAACCCAATACGAATATATCAAGACAGTAATACAGGCTATGTCATAACAGGCAATGATGATGTAGGTTATTCAATATTTAAAAACATAGAGGATACCAAAGGTGAAGGTGCATTTAAAAAAGCCTTAAATTATGGAACACCAGATTATGACCCTAGACAAATTGGAGAGGCTACACCAAATATAAATTATAATCTTGAAGAGGCTAAAGTATCGGCATTGAGATACGCTGAAGATAATGATGATATTCAATTTAGTTCAGAAACAACAAAGTTTGAAAATGAAACATTACCTGGTGGAAAGAATTACCGTGAATTTATCCTTGTACTAGCAGATGAAAATAATAGTGCCAAACTTGCAGATGTTAATTTTGATCGATCACATTGGGAAGAAAGCGATGTATTAGCCCATATAAGAACTAAAGATCGTAGAGCAGATGATGGTGGCAAGGTTCTATACATAGAAGAAATACAAAGTGACTGGGGTCAGCAAGGTAAGGATTTAGGTTTTGATACAAGACCAGGCTTTGCTCTAAAATCTGATGTGCCTTCAGCACCATTTGTAACAGACACAAGAAAATGGACAGCCCTTGCCTTAAAGAGAATATTAGCGAGAGCCGTTGATGAAGGTTATGATTATGTTTCTATTACACCGGGGCAAGTTCACGCATCAAGATGGAACAGAGAAGGAAACAAAGAATACTACGATGTTATTATCCCTTCTGTAGCTAAAGACGTTTTAAAAAGCACATATAAAGGTGCTATAGATACAGAGCTTATTATTGAGAGTTTGCAAGGGGAAGTTGAGAGGGGTTTTACAATAAAAATTACACCTGAAGTAAAAGAAAAAGTTTCGGCTGGACAGGCAATGTTTGCTGTACCATTGGCAGTTGGTGGAATGAGTGCATTAAACCAGGGAGATCAAGATGGCGATACAAGTTAAAGAACCTACGATAGATAAAAATATACTTGATGCTGCTCCTGTTGAGCCACCTATGGAGCCTGTAGTAGAAGATGTAGTTATTGAAGATCCATCAGAGATTACCGAACAAGAAACAAACATTGTAAATACTGACAATACCCAAGGTGAAATAAAACTTGCTGGCATGGGCAAGGTTGTTACTGATGCAATGAAGAGTGCCAAAGATGCAGTATCTAGTACAGTTTTAAGTTCAGAGAAAAAAGTATACGGCTCTATGAAGGCTACAGAAGAAATAACCGACATGGGTGGTTTTGTTTTAGTTAAGCCAAGTGAAGATATTAAATTAGATGATTTATTAAGCACAATAACAGAAGGTAAAAATCCCGGTATTAACTTTCTAAAGTTAGGTGAAAAACTTACCTCAGACGAAAGTCTAAAAGCTGTATTTGAAATTGACCAATTTGATCAAAACCTTGCTGGTTTTATGGAACAAATTAAATTAGCAAACAAAGATTTATTTAAAAAATTAAGAAGGGATACTATTAGTGTAGAGGCAGCTACAAAGTTAGCTGAAAAAAATGGTTTATATAATGTTATTATGAGAATGTTAAACCGTAAACCAAGTGAAGTATTGCCAGCCGAAGATACTGTAGGAGCAATTATTGGTTTGGTTAATATGAGTGAATTAGCAAAACAAGCATCACAAAAGGCGTTACAAACTGGTGATAAAACTGATCAAATAGTAGCATATCAACTTATATCTTTTACATCACGATTGTCAGCCTCATTATCTGGTAATGTAAGTGAATATGCTAGAGGTATGTCTGTAATAAAAAATGCTAATAAAATTACACCAAGTGGAAATATTAAAGCCTACTCTGATCAATTAAATAATTTATTAGATCGTTTTGAAAGCCCGGATGATATTGATACTTTACTTGATTACTATGTAAGAGTGCCAAAAAATGTACGTCCTTTATTTGCCAAGCAATCATTAATGGCAAGATCTACAGATGCTATAGTAGAAATATGGCTTAACTCTATTCTTACTAGCCCGGTAACCCATATGGTCAACATGGCTGGCAACAGTATATTTCAAGGTCTAAAGGTTATGGAAACTGGGTTGGCTGGTGGTATTGGTGCTGCAAGAACTACAATATTTAAGGCTGACAATTCAGACCGTGTATTGATGGGTGAGGCTTTAGCAAGTGTTCATGGTATACAAAATGCTTTCTTTGATGCTTTTATTCTTTCTAGCAAGGCTCTGTGGGATGAGCAGCCTGTTATGGATGGTAGTAAGTTAGACTTAGGAAACAACAAAGCTATAGGCTCGACAGGCAATATTAGCGAAATAATTAATAAACTAAAAGAAGGTCATTACGGTCCAGCTTTTGTTGATAGCCTTGGCGTTTATTTTAGAATGTCTGGCAGAGCATTAGTTGGTGAAGATGAGTTTTTTAAAGTTATAGCTATGCGAGCCTCTATAGCTAAACAAGCGTACCGAAAATCTATTATAGCGTATGATGATGCATTAAAGGGTGGTTTATCTAAAGAAGATGCAATGCTAAAATCTAAAACTGTTTACGCAGAAACATTTATAAATCCACCAATGGATGTATTTGAAACAGCAGCAAAAGAGGCAAAAGAGTTAACTTTTCAAGGTGACCTAGATGGGTTCTTTGGTAGTTTAGCACCAATGATGAACCATCCTATATCTAAATTGTTTGTACCTTTTTACAAAACACCAGTTAATATTTTTAATGAAGTATTTGATCGTTCATTGCCTTTTAATGTTATTGGTAAATTACGAAATGGAACCGGGCGAGAAAAAGACGAGGCAATGGCAAAGATTACTATGGGTGCTGGTATAGCTTATACAGTATCTAGTCTAGTATCTGGAACAGCAAGTGAGGACTTTTTCTGTACAGGATCTGGTCCAAGTGATAGAGAGGCAAAACAAGCGTTAGATCGTTTAAATATTCCTAGATACTCTTGTACTTTTAAAATGGATGACGGCACAATGAGATCGGTTACTTTCTCACGCTTTGACCCTGTATCTGGTTTATTAGCAATGGCTGTAGATTACGCTTACTTTACACAACATGAAGATAACCCAGATGTATTATTAGAAATGGCTACGGCTTTTGCATTAGCAACAACTGATTACATAGACCAGCATCCTATGATGCAAGGTTTATCTGACATGACTAAAATTATTTTAGAACCTAATTTAGATATGTCTGGTGAGGATAGAATTGAAAGATTTGCAGAGCTTGTATCTGAAAAAGTATCACAAGTAGCCTTTGCAATAGCACCAACACAACAATCATACATACCATCTAATTCAGCATGGTCAGCTACTAAAGAAAGAATAATGTATCCAGAGGCATCTAATACAATGCTCCCAGAAGGATATACTGAGTTGCCCCCGGCTATGAGAGGATTTTATCTAGCCCTTCAAAAAGCTAAATCAAGAAATCCTTTATTTAGTCTAGAGTTACCACCACAATTAAATTTATGGGGCGAAGTTAGAATGCAAGGCAATGGCATGGGATGGGAGTGGTATTCGCCTATACATATTAGAGATAAAAAATATAATGCTGTAGATGAAGAAATAATATCTTTAGCCAATGCCGGGGCAAGTGGACCAGCAATGCCAAAAAAGAAAATAGATAAGGTTCTATTAACGGCACAAGAATATAACGACATGATTACATTATTTAATACTGTAGATGGCAGAGGACGTTTTCCAGAAGATACAGGGTATGATGTTACAACGACTATACTACCTTCTCTCGATAAACTTATTAAGTCAGATATGTATAAGCTAGAACCATTAGCAGATGAAAGAATGAAGATGATTAAGGATGTTATTTCTGAGTATAATAGTGAGGCTAGAGATTATTTAATAGAAAGATCACCAAGATTAAGAGCAAGAATAATAAGATGATGAGTGACTTTTTTATAAATAAAGTGTACAAAGGCTAATATAGAGGTCTAGAATTATGACAAGTATTGATGTAAATGATGTATTAAAAAGAACACAATCGACAGCCAATGGATCGACTACGGATTTTAGTTTTTCTTTCCAGGTAAACAATACGAATGAGATTAAAGTATATGAAGATAGTACTCTTAAAACTGAAGGTACTCATTATGACATTGTAGATAGTTCTGCTGCCTCTGGTCTAAATGCTAATGGTACCGGTGTTGTAAAGTTTAAAACATCCCCTACTGATTATACACCGGCTAACAACAAAGTAATTACGATATTGTCAGTAATGAGTATAGCTAGAGCATCGGTCTATACATCTGGTGGTAATATTACGGCTGCATCTCTTGAGGCAGATTTTGATAAATTACATAGAGTAGTTGGGGATTTTAGAGAAGTTAAAAGCCGTACACTTATAGCCCCGGAATACTCGCCTACTGATATAGATATGACGATACCTTCTAAGGCTAGTCGTTTAGGAAAAATATTAAGTTTCAATTCATCTACTGGTAATCCAGAAGTAACATTTACTGTAGCCGATGGTTTAACTCTGGCATCAGTTAGTGCTGACATTGCTACCCTGGCAGATATAGAAGATGGAACCGATGCTACTGATGCGATACAGACCGTTGCTGGAATACAGGCAAACGTTACTACCGTGGCTAATATATCTAGCAATGTTACAACCGTTGCCGGGATACAAGCAAATGTAACAAC